AGGGCTAGGCGACAAAGGTATACAACCCTCTACCCTCTACGTAGGGGCCAATGGGCCACTACTATATACATAACCGGATACATTAATACCCTGACGCCATAGTCATACTCGACATGGTCATGGGACTCGATCGCATTCGCTATACGCGAATACTCTATACGCGACAGCTCGGCACCTCGATGCAGCGTGGCCGTGGATGGGCGGGAGGGGCGGCTGGAGGGTGCACCATTCCTTGTTCCCCCCATAAAAATTACAGGAAGACACAATATATTTTTCTAGGTAAAATATATTATATTTTTCTAGGGAATAAATATGAAGCAATGTACCGGTTGCGATCAAGTTAAGCCTCTTGATAACTTTTACAAGAACTCTGCAAGCTCTGACGGTCATATGTCTAGGTGCATTGATTGCATTAAAGAATATGCACGGGCAAAGAAGGCTGCTGCTGACGCTTTAAAGCCTGCTGGATGGAAACAAAAAACTAAAGACAAGGCTGAGTATCAAAAAGAATGGATTGCGGCTAATCCAGGCTATATGACGTTAAAGAAAAAAGAATGGTGGCAAAAGAACCGTGATCGTTTAAAAGTTAAAGACGCGGTTAAGTACGCTGTCAAGACTGGCAAACTTATTAAATTGCCTTGTTTTGAATGCGGCGAATTAAAGGTTGAGGCACACCATCCCAATTATTCAAATGCTCTTGACGTTGTTTGGCTATGCAGAAAACATCACCTTGAAATTCATAAGAATTATTAAACATCTGCTATTATTTGTGTATTGCGTTATGGGGTTAGGTGATGATACAAGTAGATAAAGATATACCGGTGCCGACTAGGCGAACACGGACGTTATATCCGTATGAGTCGATGGAGATTGGGGATAGTTTCTTTCTTGAGGATATGCCGTTACAGCAGGTGTGTAACTCAAACCTGAGGGCTGCCAAGCGGTACGGTAAGAAGTTTGTAGCCAGGACTGAAGACGGGGGGGTACGGGTATGGAGGATCGTTTAAACGACTTATTGGATAAGTTGATGTTGGTTCATCTGGAGAAGGTATTAGACCTATTAGAGGATGAAGACAATGATGAAGACGCAGAGGTGTATGAGGCGGCTAAGAAGTTGTTTGTTTACTTTGGAGGTGAATTAGATGAGTATTAATGTGAACGGTGCAGAGGTGATTGAGGAGTTGATCCAGACGGCTGAAGAGGCTGCGAGGAAACAGTACCTTGATCGTGTGTGGTCGATGAACAAGACTGAGATGTTTGGTGAGTTAATGCGTGTGCACACTGAGAGCAATCGGTTGTTGCTGGTGGCTCAGACGCAGATACAGGCGCTACAGGCGCAGATCTTAAAGTATGGCAACCCAGTACACTAGGGAACTGTACAAAAGCCGTGTAGACCTCATGGTGCAGATGCAGCGTGCTTTAGCTTGCCGAACCAAGAAGCAAAAGATTAAGCTCGCCCGCGAGTGGAAAGAGAAATACTCTGAGAATATGTACAAAGAGTTGATTGCGTGTGCGAGAGATAAGCGTGTACGCGCAAACATTGCAAACTGGGAAAATGATGGCCGCATTTAATCTGCAACAGTTCTACAACTTTTGTAAGCAGCTCAAGATTGAAACCAAAGAGCAGGGCTTACGCAAGATGGATAACTTGCTTGGCACCCAGAAGTATGTGATGAGTGAGATTGCCAAAGGACTTGAAGAGGATGTTCACTTCTTTACGATTCTCAAAGGCCGCCAGTTAGGCATTACAACCATTAGCCTTGCACTTGATCTGTACTGGCACTTTATTAACCCAGGTCTTCAGGGCACGCTAACAACCGATACTGAAGAGAATCGGGATATGTTTCGTTCTACCTTGTCGATGTACATGGAAGGCTTGCCAAAAGAATACAAGATACCGGTGCTTACGCATAACCGCACACAGATGAGCCTGAAGAACCGCTCTCGTTTGTTCTATCAAGTAGCCGGTACAAGAAGTAAGGGGACGCTAGGCCGTGGAAAAGCAATCACATTCCTACATGGGACTGAAACTTCGTCATGGGGTGACGAGGAAGGACTTGCCTCACTACTGGCGTCTTTGGCTGAAACCAACCCAATGCGAATGTACATCTTTGAATCTACTGCCCGTGGATTTAATATGTTCCACGATATGTATACCACTAGTAAAAGAGCACGCACGCAGCGCGCCATTTTTTGTGGCTGGTGGCGCAATGAACTGTATTCACTTGATCCTAAAGGCAAGACTTATGAAGTCTATTGGGATGGAAAACTNACCGGTGAAGAAAAAGAGTGGGTGCGNGACATNAAAAANCTCTACAACTTTGANATCAACTCCCGTCANATAGCCTGGTGGCGTTGGAAACTNCTTGAAGGTATTAAGGATGACTCTTTGATGTACCAAGAGTTTCCNCCTACTGAAGACTACGCCTTTGTGATGACAGGTACGTCTTACTTTTCTAATGCAAGGTGCACAGATGCCGCCAAGATTGCCAAGAAAACAACCTGCGACTACTACCGCTACTCCTTTGGTGCAAACTTTCAAGACACCAACGTGCTCAAATCCACCGAACGTCTTGCCTCACTTAANGTCTGGGAGGAACCACTCGATACTGCTTACTACGTTATCGGTGCTGATCCTGCCTATGGTTCTAGCGATTGGGCTGATCGGTTTTGCATACAAGTCTATCGAGCCTACTCCGACGGTTTGGAGCAGGTCGCGGCGTTTGCCACCAGTGAAATGAACACCTATCAATTTGCGTGGGTGATTGCTCACTTAGCAGGAGCGTATAAGAACTCTACGCTTAATCTTGAAGTCAATGGACCAGGTCAAGCCGTCATTAACGAACTCCGTAATCTCAAGCGCCTAGCTGCCAACATGGGTAACTCGATGGGTGCGTCTTTGATGAACGTCTATGCGTCGATGACCAACTACATCTGGAGAAAGAACGACTCTTTAGGCGGGATGTCTTCTAGCATGGGATGGTTGACTACCTCGGCGACTAAAGAAAGAATGCTGTCCTACATGAAAGACTATTTTGAGCGCGGCATGATGGATATTTTGGATATGGATACCATTGAAGAGATGAAGACCGTGGTGCGTGATGGCGGGTCAATAGAAGCCTCTGGACGCAACAAAGATGATCGCGTCATTGCAAGTGCCTTAGCTGCTGCTGCCTTTGCCGAACAGGTGCAACCTCAGTTGATTGGGCGCAAGATTAGCCGCATGGTATCCAAGGTTGAACAAAACTTTACCTCTGAACAACTCGCTGTCGGGCGTAACGTTAGCGATTATTTAAAGAAGATCGGTGTCTATGGTTCCGAAAACGTACCACTCTAAAGCTGAATTACTGAAAATAATTCACAGATTCTTGTCTGATAAAGACCGTGGCATTAGCATTAAATTGTTTGCCGAACTTTGCGGTATAGATCAAAAATACATAGAACGTGTCTTTCTCTTGCAAACCCATCCTTTAAGCGAATACGTTCAGCGGCGGGTAAGCAAAGGTTGGGATGAATGGCGCGGTGGCCATGTGGCAATTATGAAGAACCAAGACAATACAAAGTTTGTGCAGTACCGCAAGACCCCTAAGTCTTTAGCAATGCGCGGCTATGGACTACAAGTGGTTGGGGGCGAGATCAAGTTAAAACTTGGGATCAAGAACCGCGCAGACTATTCAGACACACTTGCAGACCAGTTAGGGGATTAATATGTCACGCATACTACGCGATTACAAATGTCAAGAACACGGTTTCTTTGAAGGTTATGAGGCCGTTTGTCCAGAGGGGTGTACCGATTATGTTCTCCAAGTTTTTCTCCAGGCTCCTGGGTTTAAAAGCGATAAAAGTAAAGCCGCCGACAAGCAACTCAAGCAACTCGCCAACGAATTCGGAATGTCAGACATCAAGTCCACCCGTGCCGGTGAAAACCAAGCCGGTTACCTCACCCGTAACAACAAGTTCAGCGAAAAAGAGTACGCCGAAGCCGAAAAGTACGCTACGCCCAAAAAGCGAGGCCGCCCCCGCAAAGATGCCCAAAACCAACCTCAACCGCAAGCGGACGCGCCGCGCGAAGCCCGTGCTGGTGATGCCGCAATCTGGGGGGGCGGGTTCCAAGGGATGAATATGCAATCTGTGCTTGCCGGACAGTTTGGTAAATCTGTAAACGGCGAATCTGTGGGCTTGACACCGCGTGCCGCAGGGATCAATAATGGGCCTGTAGTCCACCCTCAAGGTACAATGCGTGACCCTGATAACTTGCAGATCAAAAAATGAGAATCCCATCATCACCTAATGAACGCGAGGATTTCTACTTAGACCTAATGCAGAAGTGCATGGTGTCTAGAGAAGAGCGCAAGGGTGATTATGCGATCAATCGTGCATACTACTTGTTTGGCGCGGGGCCGGAAGAACCACCTGCGTACTTCAACAAAGTAAATCCGCACCTTGACCAACTCACATCTTTTCTGTATTCCGCTGAATCCACACGCTTTAGTATCGCGTTGGGTGCTTCAGTCAAACACGATGAACACCGCAAAACACCTAGTCTTACGTTGGCACTTAATGACGAATGGCTAAACAGCAATGCTGACCAAGTATTTTCAACAGCATTGACTTGGGCGCTGGTCTACAACACCACCTTTGTCAAACTGGTTTACAACAACGGGATTCACCCGTACATGATTGAACCAAGCGCGATGGGTGTGCTGCGCGAGGACTTGCCCTATACCAACCGGCAAGAAGCTATCTGCCAACGTTATTACATCACCCGTTCTGAACTGTACTCACGCTTGTACTCGCATCCCAAGCGCGAAGCCATTGTGAAGCGCGTGACCACCGGCATCAAAGTATCTGAGTCTGACATCCCCGATGCAGTCAATCGGATTGTGCTTTCTCAAAGCAATCCCACCATGTATGGCCAAGTCAACATGGATTTGTACGGCCAAAACCGTTACAAAGCGCGTATTGCTGAAGATACCGTTGAGATGCACGAGCTGTGGGTGTGGAACGATGACACAATGGACTATCAAGTCGTTACGATGGCTAGTCCCGACGTCATTGTCTATGACCGCCCAGGCGCATCGTTGTTTTTAAAAGGCGAATGTCCATTCACGCAACTCTGTCCAAACCCTTTGTACGATTATTTTTGGGGTGCGTCAGAGGTTCAAAAGTTACAATTGCTACAAGCCTTGCGTAATAACCGTATGGCTGAAGTCTTAGACTTGTTATCCAAACAAGTGAACCCGCCCACCGCATTGTCAGGCTTTACTGGCATATTGGATGAGAAAAACTTCTCTCTTAACCGTGCCGGTGGTT